AGTTTTTCTAAAAGTTCATCGTTTTGAGCGTTAGATACTTGTTCACCATATTCAATTCCTTGATCTCTCATTAAATCTCTAATACCTAAATCTTCTGTTTCTTCTTCTATTTCTACTTCACCACCTCTAGCAAAACCACCTTTAGTGTATTTATTCATAACTATATCCATTGCTTCTTGTTCAGCTAGATCTGCTGCATCTTCCATAGTTTCACCTTGTTTAAGATTTTCTCTTATTTTAATTCTTGTAAAGTAATCATAATCTCTTTCCATTGATTCACTTATTTGATTCATTATACCACCATCATCTGAATGGTTAAATATATTTGGAATATCTTTATATTCCCCTACGTCACCTCCTTGTGCAAATCTTTTAAACTCTGCTGGGGCTACACCACCAAATGGTATTCCAAAAGCTGCTTCTACTCCTGCCATAGCGTCTTTCATTGCTTCTGCATATTTAGGTTCTCTTTTAATTATAGGTCTGTCATCATCATCGTCATCCTCACCCAATACAACTTCTTCATCTTCCTCTATTTCAATAATTGGTGCTTTAGTTTTACCTTTTAATAAATCTTTCATAGTCATTAAACCCATAGCCGCTTCTGCTTTACCTCTGTATCCACCATTAGCAAAACCTATTCTACCACCATCTGCGTAACCATATGTATCTAACATAGTATTAACATAATCATCATCATAACCAGCATTTTTATAAATACCAAAAATTGCTTTTCTTCTATCTACTTTGCTAGCTACACCTTGTTCTAATAAATTTTTATTATACTGATCTATTTCATCTTGTCTAATTTCTGCAAACTTTGCAGATTGATCTATTGCTGTTTGTGCACCAGCTATTTTAAGTGAATCTGTAAAATTAGGATTTGCTAATGTTGCCTCTAACCCAGTTCCTTTTGATGTTAAAAATTGTGCAAATTTTGAATCTGGTTGTACATTACCTAAAGTTCTACCTGCTGAACCTAAACCTTTTGCTAAAACATCGGGAGCTGCTGCTAAAGCTGCTGCTCTTAATGGATTTCCTTGTTCATCTGTAGCTGCTGAAGTTGCTCCAGCTAACAAAGCTTTTTGAAATACAGGAGTCATAAACTTATTTAAAGATGCTAAACCTTGAGCACCTGGAATCATGGCTGCTGCATAAGGTAAGAAAGGCCTAATTTCTTTAGGTATAATCTTCTTTGCTATTTTACGAACTGGTCTGAATACTTTTTTAAAAAATCCCATAATTTTTATTGTGTTATATAAGTGAAATGCAAGATGGCCACTCTTGATTTAAGCCAGTATCTTCCATTTTACTTGTTTTTTTACCTCTCGTCAATCACTGATATTTGTAGCGGTTCCTAAAGGTATTGATTCTACTGTAATATGAACATCTCTTTTAATATGTGCTGCTTCAGTAGAAGTACCTGGATTTTGTACATCTGACAACGCTTCTGCATCAGAGTTGTACTCTTGACCGGTTACTGTATTTGTAAGCGTAATTTCAGTTTTAGGTGTAATGATAGGTATTCTTTTACCATCTATTACTTCATATCTTACCGACGCTTCTGTTTCCACAAATGACATTATCTGTCCTCCCTGTTGATTTCTAATATTGATGCTACAACGTGCAATCTATTTGCATCTGCAGCGGTTACTTGTAATACTTCACTTTCTTGCATAATTAAAGGCTCATTTAATAATTGTTCTGTAGCATTACCTGCTATAGCTTTATTTTTAAATATAGTAAATTTATCAGCGGTCGCCGGGTCTCCATTAAATAAGTCTACTGTAATATCACTACCATTGTTTGTGTCATCACAAACTAATATAGATTTTACAATAGCTCTAGAGTTTGATGGTACAGCATATAAAGTAGTAACTGTATTTGTTGTTAAATCTTGTTTTTGGTTCTTATATATATTTGCCATTTTATCCTAATCCAAAGAAGGTATATCTTTGAGATTCTTCTTTTAATTGTGTTAAATATGTTGAGTTTAATTGTTCTATAATATTAGTCAACGCTCTGTTAATTTGTCTTTGATTATCTTCACTATATTCTTTTTTAGGTTCAGGTAATCTTACTACTACTTTTGTCATTATCTTCTTCCATCTGGTTGTAGGTCAGCTTGGAACGTACCAAATCTCCATGCTTCACCTGTGCTTGTATTTTCTATTTTTACGTTAGCGTATCTACCTCTTGCTCTTGTATCTACTTTAGTCGTAGATGAAGTAATTGTAAAGGGACTTAAAGTAGTAGCTACAGCATCTTCTGATGGGTAGTCAGAAACCGATATTGTTACTTGATTATTACCTGTTAAAACTTTGAAGTTAGGTAAAAATCTACGCATAGCTAAAAAGTATTCTCCAATACCTTGATCTGTTTGTAAAGCAAAATTGTATGATTGTATAAAAGAAAGTAAAGCTGTTGTGCTTCCATCAGGATTAATTTGATCTGTACCTATTTCATGTTCAAAAAACACACTTTGTCCTAATCCTGTTTCACCTATAATTGCAGGAAATGTTCCTGTGTTAGAAGTATTATATGATGTTGAATAAGGTTTTGGATATACTAATGAATCAATCCAAGTTGTTCTATTAAAATTAGTATTTGTATTACTGTACCAGTTACCCATTTCACCTGGAGGTGCTTTAGCACCGTAGTTATAAATAACAGATCTATTATTAAAATCAGAACTAGAAGTTGGATACCACCAAGTTACTTCTGTAAACAAGTTATTAATTCCTGCAGCTATTTGTTGACCTTTTGTTGTATCAATATCATCATAAACATAATCTTCTACCGAACAAGGTAATGAGTTAACAGTACCATCAAAAGAAAAGAAACCATTATTACTCATCCAATATGCAACACCATCTATTTCAATAGCAGCATTCTGTCCAATTAAACCACAGTTCGTACCTACTTGTTCAAAGCCAAATGTAAAAGGTGCACCTACAAATTTCATTGTATATAAAGCATTGTCAGTCCATACCAAAATATTTTCTTTTGCAACTAACGCTCCAATAATTTTTGTACCATCTTGAAGTCTTTGTGAACCGGCTGTATTGGTTGCTTGAACTGTATATTCATTAATACTTTCATCAGCAGAAAATCTAATAAACATATCATCTTGAGTAGCAGGAGTACCAATAGTTATTTCAGTTCCAAAATGAATTAAGTGTCTTGTTGTTGGTGATATTAAAGTTGTTCGTGTAGCTGTTGGATTGTTTGTTGTTTCAAATCCAGAAGTTGTTGTAGATGCTCTAACACCTGTAGCATTAGCGCCACCAGCGTTCCATGTAAAAGTTTTACCATTTAATATTGTAGCTACTAAAACTTCACCAAAAGAGTTTAATGACCAAAGGCCTGGTTCTAATGTAACCGTTGATGCTTCAACAGCACTACCAAAACCTGCCCAATCTGTTGCGTTACTTACTGTTGTACCTGTTGCAGTAGAAGATGGAGCTGTTGTTCCATTTGTACTTCTAGTACACCCTGTTAAATCATTTCCAGCTTTACCTGAATAAGTAACTAATTCTGAAGTAGAAGCGTAATTACCAGAAGAAAAATCACCAATTAAAACTGTGCCTGATGTTGGAAAAGAACTTGCATCAGTTAATGTAATCGTTGTATCAGCTGCTACAATACCACCATTTAAAGTTGTGGTTGCAGAACCTTGAACAGTACCACCATAATTTCCAATACCAAAACCATAACCATAGTTTTGTGCAGCCGGACCAACAGGTTCATAAGGTTTTAAAGTTATGCTACCACCTGTTGCAACAGTTCCTGTTGCGTTTGAACTTTGTGTAATTGTAAAAGTTGTAGGTGTTGGAACTGAAATAACTTGAAAGTTTTTATCTTCAAAGTCTGCTGCGGTATAACCTGTACCACCTGGTAAAGTTACACTATCAAATAAAACTATATCACCTTCGTTCATTCCATGTGCTGATGAAGTTGTAATAGTGCAAGTTGCTGAAGTGTCTACTGTTGCAATAGTTGCACCAGTAATATCAGCTTTTAAAGGTGTAATGTCAAAAAGTTGTCCTTCAAAATAAAGTAGTAAAAATTTATCTGTTCCTAATGCAACGTATCTGTTTCCTTCTAAATCTACGAATGCAAATTGTTTTCTTACTACGCCTACAATAGTATCAGCAAGAAGTGATTGCCAACCACCTATTTTTTCTGGTAGCCCATATCTAAATCTAGTTAAATCAGAATCAACCCATCGACCGACAGCACCAATAGAAGTGTCTTGTCTGTCTATACCTGGCGCAAATTTAATTTGTTGAAGAGCCATCTGTTAGCTCCTATGCTGTGTTTGTTTTGTAAGCCCAGCCTCTTGTTGCATCTACATATACTAATGTCAAAGCTTGACCATTTGTGTTTAAAACTAAATTAGAAGCTACTCCATTAATAGGTTCGCCATTTCTATCAAATGTTAAATTATTTGATCCAAAAGTTCCTCTTGCATCTATAACTGTAACTTCATCGCCTGTAGATGGTGAAGTGGGTAATGTGATTGTAATAGGGTTGGTTGTTGTATTTGCTAAAATTTGTGCTCCTGCAACTGTTGTATAAGGAGAATTAGAATCAGTTATAGTTACATAACCTTTTTCAATAATTCTTGTAACTGTATTTGTACCATCAGAAACACAAAGTAAACTTGCTCCTGGAGGAACAGGTTGAGATGTGCCACTAGCAGTTAATACATCTAAAGTATTATTAGCAGTGCCTCTAACTGTTTCATCACTTATAATCCAAACTCTTTCAGAGCCTGATGGCATTGTTAAAGTTCTAGCACCACCTAAAGTTCCAGATAGTTTTAAATAAAAGTTTTTACCATTTGATGTTGCACCGTCTGATAAAAGTAAAGTTACACTTGCACCAGCCATATCAATCTCTTGATAACCACTAGCGCTTTGTTCTAAAATTTGTAAATTGGTATTTGTGACCGTACCCCAAAGACCAGCTTTTTCTCCTGTTGCTACTATCTCTAATTTTAAATCTGTTGAAAATGTTGATGCCATAATTTTAACTTGGATCTATTGGTGTCCAAACCATATTTGCTCCCGGAATAATATCATTCCATGTAATTATACCTACGTCATTTGTAGCCAACGTTAATGGTGAACCATTAGGTTGTACAAGTGCCGTTCCCGTTACTGTAACATTTCCAGTCGCTAACGTCAATGGATTTGCTGTAACTGTTGCATTTGCATCAGCTGTAACTGTAATTGTACCAATACCTAGTGTTAATGGGTTAGCTGTTAAAGCTATATTAGCTTTACCTGTAATAGTTAAAGTACCAATACCTAAAGTTAATGGATTAGGTGTAGCGTCTTCAGTAACCGCATCTGCTATAATACCTACACTTCCAATAGAAAGTGTTAATTGGTTTGCTGCTACAGAAACAGAAACCGCATTATCGGGTCCTGATGTAGCGAAAGGTAATGCTGATATTGCGTCAAATCCTAAACTCATAAATAATCCTTAAAAGGAGGCTGTAGGTATGGTGGAGTACAGCCCCCATTTAAAGATTATATTACTTTTTGAACCAACTTGGAAGTCCTAAATGCGGTCTTCGATCATTTACGTTTTGAGCTGCATCTTTGGATTTTTGATCATTATAGTGTAAAAATACTTGAGCACAGTTATCACCTTGAAATTCTTCTCTCCAATGCTCTAATTCCATACCTCTATAAACTAACATATCACCAGGTTTTAGATTAACTGAAATACCTTTATTATTACTAGAAGCTGTTAATTTTTTACCGTCTGGTATACCTACATTCTTTTTAGGTTCTAAATGTATAGGCCAAGGATCACCACCAAGGTTTAAAGTTGTAGATATTTCACAACTAAATCTATCTTTGTGTCTTTCTAAAATATCTCCAGGTTTATATATTCTAGCATATGAATAAGTTGGGTTTAATTTAAGTCCTGTTTTTTTTTCCATAATAGGTAAAGTTCTCATAAGCAAAGTTTCCATAGCTAGATCTGCGTAATGCGAATATGTATTTGGAACTTGTTGATCTGACCACGTTCCCCATTCCTCTGTAAAATTAGAGATATACCTTTGATCAAATAAAGTTCTTGCAACAGTTCTTTTAAGTAAAAAGTAATTGTAAACAAATGTTGCTATTTCTTTGGGTACAGCTTCTTTAATAACTATGTATTTATTTTTTTTAAAGCTCATTTAATACTCTTTTCTTTTGATATTGCTGTTTCAACAACTTTAATATTCCAATGTATAAATCTAAATGGTTCTATTCCTGCATCGACTGCAAACTCGTGAGGAACATAACCTGGAAATATAATCATCGTTCCTGGTTGTGGTTTGTAATGTATTTGATTAGTTCCCATTGTAATTTTTGATTGATTTTTTAAAGGTAACTTTGTCATTTCTGCACCAGGTCTTGGTTCGTGAAAGATAGGATAAGATGTTTTTTCACTACACTTTAAAAAATAAAATCCAGATACGTGTTGATTCCAATGTTGATGTGTAGAGTGATGACCACCACCTTTTTCACTAAACTCTTGTACCCAAAATTCTGTAAAGTGTAAGCTGTGATTTCTTAAATCAAAACCTTGCCAATCTAAAAACTCATAGGATCGTTGACCTATAAAATCTACTAACTCTTTTGCTTTAGGGTCTTGTGAAAAACTTTCACTATGTTTAGATAAACCAAATGTACCTATTTCTTTTTTCCATTTAGGTTCGTTCTTTAATTTATCTTTAAGAAGTTTATCAGCTTTC